CCAGCACCAGATACGGAACCAATAACCGCAGCAGTCTGATTTCCATGCGTTGCACCAACCGTCGCGGAGAACGTCTCCGAACCCGTTACAGAAGCAATTTGATTTGCTTGTGTAGCAGTTACGGACCCGCTAAATACTTCTGCACCCGTGGCAGCGGAGGTGTTGTTTCCCTGTGTCGCTGCAATGGTGGCGCTGAACGTCTCAGCACCGGTAACGCTTGCCGTGTTGTTGGCTTGCGTTGCTGCTATAGAGCCATTTATTGGTGTCGGCCCAACCCCACCGCCTATAAGGGCAAGCAGCAGGGACATTTAACTTACTCCCAGTAGCCGTTAATGCCAATCATGCAATCTGCCGAGCCTGCAGTTACCGCAGCAGTTACAGCAATCGTACGCATACCAATCGACAACACCTCGCCTGGATTCACAACAAGAGGCGTGGGGAACGTGTACTGGTGGTCACCAACGTCTGTACTCACGACACCCAATGCAGCAGTAGCCGCCAATGTAGATACAAGCGAGAGAGGAACAAAGCGAGGTGCCCGCTGTGCAACTGCCGTTGTACCGTCAGCATCAGTAGTCGCAAGAGAAACAGCAGTTGAGCCAATCGTTGCAAACCATGCCGCAGTGAAGCCGCCACCAGTTAGCGCCGTAGTCACAATCATGGGGCTGATAGTGATACCAGTGCAATAGAACACCCGAGCGTTTGTCGCCTGACCTGCCGCCGTTGGGTAAGCAGGATTTGTGTACGCAGTCCACAGAATGTTGGTGGACAAGGTAACCGTCACGCCTGTCAAGGTGTTACGAACCAATCCGCCCATTGACGTTGTTGCCAAAGCCGCAGCGGTGTTAGAACCTACTGCACCCGTAGGGGCTGTACCAGACGCAGGAACCAAGTGTGTAGCAGTAGACGCACCCAAATCCGGCTGGAAGTGGTACGAACTGTTACCCATTGCCGCTTTGATATACGAGAAAGGCAGCGTGTCATTGCCACCCACACGGCGGATTGATACCTCACCAATGTCGAATACAGGCGCAAGAGTAGGAGCCACACCACCGTTAAACAGTCGTGCAATGAATGGCAGGCTTACTGCTTTCGTAGTTGCCCACACCGCAGGATCACGTGCAATCGTTGCAACCCATACACCATTCACATAGAAGTACACCTCAGACTCAAGCACCAGCAACTCATACTCACGGGTCACGTTGTCAGAGTAAGGCACATTGCCGTTAATGTTCACTGTCTGCTCAGTCGCCACGCCACCAGCGGAAGTTCCAAGAACAGCCTGCAAGCCTGCTGCCGTTGTCCAGCGGAAGCCGATGAATTCATTCATTGCGGCAGCTTGACCAGCAGCAAAAGCGTAATAACCTAGTCCAATGTCAAACTGCTTGTTACTTACTGTCGCGTTTGTATGGCGCACATACATGCGAACCCGCAATTCAACAGATTCTTCCAAGTTGAATGTGCGGTTAGAGTAAACAGCAATACCTGTGTTGATCGTCGTGACCGCACCACCATTCAGACGCAGAAAGCCGTTCTGCTGAATCTTGGTCATGGTCGTGGCGTTTGTGCCAATCGAGTTCGCCCAGTTGGTCGCAGCACTGTTCCACTGCTTTTCCCACACCTGATACGACTGAGCAACATAGGCGTGACCTTCGTCACTGATAACCAAGTCGCGCATGTCGCCCGTTGCGGCTGCTGCAGTAAGGCGAGTAAATCCAGCCTGCGTGTTGGTGGTTGGAAGGTTAACCTTCGCGTTGTTGTTGGCATCCACCTCGGCTTTGTTGCCTGTGACGCCGCCAACGATTGATGCATCCATTGCCATTTAGTCGCTCCAAACCCACCTCACAGACCAAGTGCCTTGCATCTTGTGCTGTGAACGTGCGTAAATTGTGAATCCCGTTGCGGCAGTGGGTGTTCCGCATGTCAGGGACATAAACACTGGCGCATATTTGTGATCTGCTGCGGTGTGGCTTGTGCTTGTGTCATCACCCATGAACCACGCCTCTGCCTTGCTTGTGGCGCTGATCGCCGCCTGACCTGTAACTGCGACGCTTGCTTCGCTGCTTCCGGGGAAGACTCCGAAGTCAATCGTTGCAGTTCCAGTTCCGTTAGCCATTACGGATTACCAGCAGTAATGGTGTGAGCAGTGATCGAAACCGTCGCGCCAGAACTGATAGCGGTGCTGTTCAATTGCAAGTCACCACCGCCACCCGTTGCGCTCACACTTCCATCCATCACAAACGCCGCCGCGCTCGTAGTAATGCGATACCAAGTAGCAGTACCAGTGAGCAAAGCAGTAACGTTAGCAGGCAGAGTCGGAGACAAAACTCCACCAGACGCAGCAGCAGCGAACGGGCTGCCCATAGTGAATTCAGCAAGCTTATTCGTAGCCGTTCCACCAGTTGCAGGGCGCGTTCCGTCATAGATTGCCAACTTGCCTGCGCTACCGACCGCAGTTGTGATAGCGTCTAGTTGGGAGTTGCGAAGGGTTGCTACATATCCAAGTGCCATTATTGAACTCCAATGGCGCGGCCTGTGGCATCACGCACTATCTGTTTAGGTTTTGCAAGGTGGGCAACAATTCCAGCAACGCCTTGCATTAAGTCACCGTGCATCGCAGCCAAGTTAGCCAATGGGTCAGCCTTTTCGCTTGCCTCATCACCGCCAACCTCTTGCGATACTTCTGCATCCGCTGCTTGCTGCGCCGATACCATCAAAGCGTCTTGAGCTTGCTTTGCACCGATTTGTGCAATCAAAATCTTGACACTAGCCTCTAGCTCTGCCTTCTCTTTGTCGGCCTGCGCCTTCATAGCAGCTATACGCTCTTGGCTCTCGATCTCAGCTTGTCGAATCTGCGCTTCCATTTGGATTCGCTGTGCGTCCCGAGCCGCTTCAATCTGATTCTGAGCTTGCACCTGCTCATGCTGTGCCTGCTGCTTAACCTGCTCCAAACGTGCCTGAAACTCAAGCTCTGCTTGGTGCTTCTGCATATCAAGTTGGGCTTGGAACTGCTGCGCCTTTTCGTCAGCCTGCGTCTTAGCTTGCTGAAGCTGCATTTGCCCCTGCACCTTGATCATTTCAGGGTTAGGAGGCGGAGGCATTGGAGGAGATTTGCTTGGATCATTCCAGAATGCGTCTGTATTCTTGAACCCTAGCGCCTCCGTCATTTTCTTAGCCGCCTGATACACATTCTCAGGCTTAGTAATACCCAAAGGCATAACCTGAGCTTGGTGAGCCATGAGCATTTGAAGGGCTTGCACTTGCTGGTCTTTTGAACCAGTACCCAAACCAACATTGATTTGGAAGTCATAGCCATTTGCCCACTCTCGCGGGTCTACCTGTTGCCAAGCACCGTTAATGCGAACCTCTTGGATTCCGTCTTGGTGCTGGCAAACCAGTTTCAGCATCATGCGGAACATTTTCACCACGCCCTCAGCAAGGTTACGGGCCATTAAGTCCACGCGCATTTGAGCGCGGTTAACCTGAATGTTTGCCGCTGTCGCAGTGGTATTCAACGAATCAGCGTCTTCCGTAGCATTAGCAGTACGCTGCCAGCCTGTAGCTTCCTCGGTGAACCCTTGCAGGTATTCCAGCATGGACATACCGTCGCTCAGGTTACCAACACCTTGATCTAAGCGCCCAACTGCTTGCGGTTGCTTGATACGCACAATGCCGCCAGGACGTGAGCTAAGTAGGTCGTCAAGGTTAACTTGGCCTTCAACAGCGTAATAGCGCCCATTGACAGACAGGCTAAGGTTGTCGAGAACTGCGCGAAGGATATTCGTCTTAATCCGCTGCGGCTCCATTGCCATATCAGCTACGGACATACCAAAGAAGCGGTAAGGCGTATTGATAGCGTGAAAGTCCACAAACGGGGCTATATCCACTTCCTCACAGTCCAGCAAGGTGTTACCAGCCTTGGTAATCTTTAGAAGCTCTGCAATGCCGTCACCGTCACGGTCAGCACGGAGATACACCTCATTCACCCACACCACGCGCATTGAATCGTCAATGCTTGTAGATTCGTCTACGTAGTACGGTTGCTCGTCGTCCAGCGATTGACGCTCCACAGCCTCGGCAGAGTAAATCTGAGCCGAAGGGTCACTGCCAATCATGTCTACATTCTTGTAGCCCATAGACTTCAATTCGCTGATAGTGCGGCGAACTGCATGAGCAACCATAGGCGCGTCAGCAATAGAACGTGCCTTACGCGATATGCGAAATTCCTCGGGCGGAATGTTGACAATGTTGATCTTGCCACCCTTCTTCACCCGCTTGCAATCCACGTCATGCAGCATTTTTGGCGGTGTAGCCTGAATCTGCTCAATCTGCGCCTGAATCTGCTGCAAGTGCTGCTGTTGAGCCTGTGCGCCTTGCATAAGGCTCTGCTGCGCTTGCGGATTACCCTGCTGCGCTGCTTGTACAGCTTGGGCTGGAGGTTGAGTCTGCGAGGCTTGTTGAAGTTGTTGCGTCAGTTGCTCAATAGCCTTCTGGCGCTGCTCTTGATCTTCCTCGTCTACATAAGAGTCATGGGCAACAATCTCAATCTCTTCGTCGTCGCTCAGTTGAGCTAACTCAAAGTCGTCGAGTGCCTTGTAAGTCTCTTTCTTTTCCTCAGCCCGCTCGTCCCACCAAACCTTAACAATGCCAACCTTGCTAATCAAGGTGTCCAGGAACGCAGTTTCCAGAATGTGGTGACCTTCGACCTTGTTGTAAAACAAGTCGTTCATAAAGTCAGTCACAAACGCTGCGGCCTGCTCTTTGGCAGAAGACTTGGCTACGGCTTGGACGATTTCCTCACCGCTTGCAAACTTAGCCATTAGCACCGGCAGAACCGACTGAATCACGTTGCGAACGTCCGTGCTTACGACGGTAGAACGTCCCTCAATCTCAGGCGGTGCCAAGTCCAGTTTGGCAAGTCCCTCGTAATAAACGAGAGCCTTCTGGCGCTGATTTGCCAGCTTCCCGACTCCATAGCCGATAGACTGGCGCAGTTCTTGATCAACGATAGCTTTTAGCTGATCGTCTGAAAGTCCTTTTGCCATGTGTTAGTTCCAGCGTCTCTCGACGTTAAGTTAGGTTAGGCGTAGCTCAATCGTGGGTACTTGATTGGGCCACCCCATGTTTCGTTTGTCATTTGTCCCTCGCACATTGCGAGATAACGGAAGCAGTCAGCACCGTGGCTTGCGTCGTCATGTACCGGCTGCGTAAATGCACCAGTGGACGAATTG